CACCCTCCCTCCTCCTCCCCCTCCTTCTTTTTCCTCTTCCTCTTCCTCCTCTTCTTCTTCTTCTATACACTTACCTACGGCTGAAAATTCAGACCAGACCAAAACCCAGGCTCGGGCGTATAGAATGTATGATACAGAAGCACCTGTTCTTTCAAAGACTGTTCATAACCGCATTGCAAAGATCGCACCAATTGCACGGCGATATAGAGCAAAGGCCAACCCCAATGGCATATATAAAGAAGCAAACGACGAACTCACCAGTATAGCTAAAGAGCAATATGCTAAAGGCGTTTCAATTCGAGAACTATGCCTAGCCGCTGGTGTCACATATAGAGCTATGGCTCGCCGCCTGGGAAGATAGGCTATGAGAATAATACATGATCTATTTCCCGCTCGAGTTCGCGTTTCCGCAGACTTTTCATTTAGCGACGACGCAGACAAGACGCCAGTTCTCAGTAGTAACGCTACAAGAATAGTAGAGTCCGTTCGCATTGTTGTCACAGAAGATACTGTTTTCGTAGCAGCAGACTCTCATACAGGACCAGTCCTTATCTTCCGCGATAAATACCAGCCAGAGAATATAACGCTTGTTGGCAAAAGAAAAGATCTAGAGTCACGGATTATTACCGACACGGGCAAACTCATTCTGTTTAAGAGTGATGACGGTTGCGGTTGTGGAAGTAAACTCCGTGCCTGGAACCCATACAACACAGTTTACTCAACGAAGGACCAAACAGAATGACTACTGATATGACCGTGCTGCAGTTTGCTATACTCGCATTCGCAGCTTTTAGAATTACACGACTTGTGACTCGAGACGTGATTTTTAATCCACTTCGCGAAAAAATCTGGAATAAGTACCCGCCATCTGGTAACGGTGTTGGGTACATCATCACCTGCGACTGGTGCACAAGCATTTGGGTATCATCACTTATTGTAGTTATGTATACAATTGCTACTAGCTTCACCTTCGGAGTATGTTGCATGTTTGCAATTTCCTCCGTGGTTGGCTTACTAACCGCACTTGTAGATCAATCGTAATTGATATAAAATGATCAACATGTTCCGTTGCAACGACATTGAGGAGAAATAGTGGGCGTTTTCCGCCGAGAGCCAACAGGAAGAACTACTCCGAAGAGCAGACCAGCGTCTGCATTGGATAGCGTTATCTTTCCTAGCAACTACAACACTGCTCAGTCGTTGCCGTACTCTGCGCCCCGTGGACTTACAGCTGCCGCCGTTCAAGTACGCTTGAATGATAAAGGCGAAGCTGACCAATTCAAAGCACGCCGTACTGCAAGCTCTAGTGCTTGGCAAGGTGAAGCCTGGGAATACTATGACGCTATTGGCGAAGTTAAGTACGCATTTAACTTAGTCGCATCTGTTGTTTCTCGTATTCGTCTTTATGCTGCTGTTGTTGACAACCCTGCTGAAACACCAGTAGCTGTTCGCAATACAGACAGCATTGACCAGCGTTTAGCAAGCGCCGCTGAGCGTGCACTTGCGAGATTAGATTCTGCCTATGGCGGCCAAGCAGGAATGCTTCGCGACGCGGCGCTGAACATCAGCGTCTCTGGCGAATGCTACTTAGTGCAGATGCCAGCACGACCTGGATCTGGAATTCAAGAGTCATGGGATATTCGTTCTACAGACGAAGTGCAGATTGACCAAAAAGGTAACTACACAATTGCTGGTCGTCGCGACCTTGCTGGACCTGAAGGTGCACGAAGCGGTAAGGGAATTCTTTCTCTTCCAGGGAATGCATTCGTTGGTCGCATCTGGCGCGCACACCCAAGATTTTCAGATGAAGCTGATTCGTCACTTCGTGGATTGCTCGACCTATGTGCCGAGCTTCTCCTTCTGAATCGCACATTCCGTGCGACGGCGCGTTCCCGCTTGAACGCTGGTGCGCTCTATCTTCCTGACGGTCTATCAGTTGCAGCTTCAGCTGATCCTGATTATCCATACGATGAATCGTCTGACTTAAATCCTGGACTTACTCCAGAAGAAGCAGCAGATGAATTCGAAGATCAACTCATTGATGCAATGACTACTCCTATTCGTGACGAAGACTCTGCATCAGCAGTTGTTCCTTTGATCATTCGTGGACCTGCAGAACTTGGTGACAAGATCAAGCAGTTCAAGTTCGAGCGTTCATTTGACCCTGCACTTGCACAACGTGCTGACCGTGTTCTTGAGAGAATTCTTCAAGGTCTCGATGTTCCAAAAGACATCGTCACAGGTCTTGCGAATGTTAAGTACTCAAATGCATTGCAGATTGACGAATCACTCTACAAGGCGCATATTGAACCATTGATGCTTCTTATTGCAGACGCACTCACGGTTGTCTATTTGCGCCCTTACTTGATTGCAAACGGATTTACTGCAACTGACGTTGAGCGTTTGGTTATCTGGTACGATCCAAGTCAAGTTGCAACACGTAATGACAGAGCTGCAGATGCTGACTCTGGTTTCGACCGCATGGCAGTTTCATTTGATACATGGCGCCGTGCTCATGGATTTAACGAACACGATGCACCAACACCAAACGAAATCGCTTTGCGACTTATGTTTGAAAAGGGTGTCATCTCGCCAGAGCTTACGGAGTCTATGTTGAAGTTGATTGCACCAGATGTAATTAACGGAGCAACACAAGCTCAGCAAGCGACTAGCGTTGCACCAATTCCACCAGAGGTTCAACAAATTCTTAAGAATGCGCAAGGCGGCGTAGGTGCACCACCTGCTCCCGCAGAGCCAGAAGCCAGCGCGCCTACAGATACAGAGGAGCAGTAATGCAGACTAATAGCCAACTAAATCAAGCAGGCGGAGAAAATCCACTTGAAGCAGCTCTTCTGCAGTCGTTCTCAGACGTGTTTACTATGTACTATCGCACTCATGCGTTTCATTGGAATGTAAAAGGTCCAGAGTTCTCGCAGTTCCATGATTTCTTTCAAACAATCTATGAAGATGTTTATGGCTCAATTGATCCACTAGCAGAGAGCATTCGTAAGGTTGCTTGCGATGTTCCTTCAGCACTTAACGATATTTGCGGTATGTCACGAGTAAACGTGTCAGACGTAACAAGCTCCAATCCAATGGATATGACAGCGTCTCTTCGTGACGCTAACGAAGTAGTTATGTCTTCGCTTAATGTAGCGTTCTCAGTTGCTGTAGCAGTCAACGAGCAAGGTATTGCAGACTTCATTGCTGGACGACTTGATGCTCATAAAAAATGGGCATGGCAGTTGTCAACAACTCTTGGCGCTGATGATAAGCCAAAAATTGAAACATCGAGTGTAACTCGCGTTGAGCGCACTATGCCTATCGAAGTAGAAATGTATCAAGCAGATGACATGGACGAAGATATGAACGAGCCACGCATGATGCAGTTTAGTGACGCAACAGAGTCAACACTTAGTAGCAAAGTAGACGAGCACAATAATGTTGCACCAAATGGTCGCAAAGCATCTGTTGACATGCTCAAGGCTGTATACCGTCGGGGCGCTAGTTCATTTTCTAACTTAAACAATCCGCAGTACGCGTCTCGCGATGAGTGGGCGCTGTCTCGCGTTAATTCGTATTTACGTTTGCTAAGAACGGGCGCACCTGTAAGTCTTAGCTATACTCAAGATAACGACTTACTCCCAAGCGGACATCCTAAGGCGATAAAAGAAGCAGCAATGACTGCCTCTGCAGTTATCGCCTCTGAGCTTAGTTTGACATTGAAAGAAGAATATGAATACTCGTCTCCAGAACATGCAATCGTTTCGTTTGCAGAATTTTCTGGTCTCGGGTACGAGTCGGTTCCAGTTTTTAGAGCAGCATGGAAACGTGCTGTTGTTGATAACGAGAATCCATTTGCTAGAGCAAAAGATCTAGCAATAAAAATGTACTCAAGCAAAGACGCTGACCTGTTGCCAAAAAAGAAATAGATAGGTGTATCCGAGTGAATACCAATAAAAAGCGTAGATCAAGACTCGCAAAAGTCTATACAGTAAAAATTCGCGAAGACATCACTAAGATGATCGAGAGAGCAAATCATTTTGCTCTTGCAGAACGTCAAGTTACATTGCAGACAGCGATTGAAGTTGCTAACCGCGATCTTCGTAGAACAGTTGAAATGCACCCAGACCGTAGAGCATTCTCTGCACTAAAAGCCGTGTCAGCGCACATTGCACTAGCTTCAAATAACAAGTACACATCTGCATCATTAAGTAACTCTGATCTTCTTCCAGTTGGTCATCCGATGTCAACAGCACTTCATGCAATGACTTCGTCAGCTCTTGCTCATGCGCAAGCACGATGGATCGCAGCTGATAGACTTATCGCTGATGATACGCGCGCACTTGTAGCATCTGCCTATTCGCTTACACCAGACTCGTTTGAGCGTAAGCATGCATTCGCTCGCCTTGCAGCAACACCACATACGTCCGTACCTCGTATGCTCACACTTGACCCAATCATTGCAGTAGGCGGCTTTGGTCTCGGAGGAGACTCCAGCGCAGCGCGATCAATGCGCGCTAAACTACAGCGCCGTGACCGCTATGGCAAATTTGCATTCATGGGTGGTGGATTTTCTTTCAACTTGCGCGGCCTTGATGGCAGATTTACTAAGTTAGGTGGTCGCGTTGCAGGCGCAGGTGAAAACAACACTGTTGAGATTGAAGTAAAAGGTCATCCAACAGTTCCTAATGGCATTTATTCATTGCCTGCAGGTAAAGGTGTTTCATCTAAAGCATGGCTACCAGAAAGTGTAGAAGTAAAAGACTCTGATTCTTCTACAGATCTATTCGTTGATGAATCAAGTCTACAGAAACTTGACGCGCCAAGCGGATGGGACAAGCAACCAACAGAAGCTGGTGCTCCAGAATTGTGGACATCTAAAGACGGTTACTTTGTCACTAAAGACGGCGACACTCTTTCACTGAATCGCGCTAACTCCGCTGACAATAGCATTGGCGAGCAAGTAGCATCTAGTGACTCATGGGCAGACATTCAAAAAGCTGCACTTGGCGACCAAGACGATTATGAAAAATCTCTTAAAGAAGACGAAGCATTTGGCCCAGCAAAAGCAAAAGCACCAGAGAGCAAAGACACTGGCGCTCTTAGAGCAGGTGAAGCTCCCGAAGGTTGGACAACTAAAGAGCTCGCTACAACTGACGGAGTAGCAACTGCGTGGAGACACACTAGCCCAGACGGAAAGTACTTTGTAACAGAAGATCGCGATGGAGGTCTCGGTGCAAAAAGAGATAAGGCCGTCGAAGACAGAGTGCCAAACTTTGCAGTAGTACGTCGAAATGAAGATGG